GGTCTGGTAGGTAACAGATTTGACGACCGCACCGTCTGCGCCCAGCCATTGCAATTCTGCCTGCCCCCGTCCGGGATAGGCCGTATCCGTGGACGATACCGTCCAGATAATGCCGCCGTCTGCCTCCACCACCGGCACAGGGTACGGCTTCTGATCGTCAGACCGCTGGTGCAGTAACAGGATGCTCCCCGCACCTGCCCGGATATTGGGCAGCGTCACCCGGACAGCCTGGTTTTCGCCCTGCTTACCCAGGGCAATGACACCAGCGTTAGGCACTACGTCAATCATTGGTATGTTTCCTCCTTTTCCAAGATCAGGCCGATAAACCCAATGGCCAGCCCCACCAGCCATAGCAGCTTAGCCAGCGTTCTCATCCGCACCACCGTACACGGTATTCACCAGGTCGTCCAGCTCCATGTACTCCTCATCGGTGATCCGGTTCCGGGCATAGAACACGTCCAGCTTCTTCCGTGCCGCCTCTGCGGTCTTGTAGAACTTCCGGCCAATCAGAATCTTCATGCTTTCGTACATAACAAATTTCCTCCAGTTATAAAAATTTATGGATACGGCAAACATACCGTTACTCCCCTCCAATTTCTGATACGTCTTGATTGTAGATGTCCTCTACCATAGCCGCCATCGCGTCCAGCAGCTCGGCGTTCTGGGCACTCAGGCTCTCCACCTGCGCTTGTGCGTCCTCCAACGGGGTCAGCACTTCCGTGCCGTCTCGGCAGAACTTTCCATCCACATAGGTATCACCGATAGCAACCGGACGGTCATCGCAGTTAAGCCAAGTGGCCGTCTGTGGTGTATTGTCTGTACACCAGATGATGTTGGTCACAACGCCGTTATTGACAACTGCCATAGATTTTGCCATTTAAGCCACCTCCCGTGCGTTGCGGATAACGACAATGCCGGAACCGCCAGAGCCGCCAGCTTTATTATTGGCTGCACCACCACCGCCGCCGCCCGTATTGGTTTTACCAGACGTTGCACCACCACTCGTATTGCCACCGTCACCACCGCCTCCGTCACCGCCAGCACCGCCGTTGGCAGGTGTAGTTGTGCCTACACCACCACCACCGCCTGCGTACAGTTTCCCACCAGATTCGCCAAACTCTCTGGTAGTGGTGCCTTGGCCTGTTCCGGAATCTCTGTGCGTTCCGTCCCGGTGGAACCCATCCGACCCATCTGATCCGCCTTGTCCACCCGCACCGTTGCTGCTACCGGCGCCACCGCCGGAGCCACCATTAGCACCAATGTAGGAGGAGGCCGTACCATTTGCTTTCCCACCATTAGCGGATGCACCAAATGCGTTAGACGTGCCACCGGAGCTGCCAGCCTTACTATTGCCTACGCCAGCTATGCCACCGGCTCCAACCTCGATTGCATAAGCCGTTCCGACAGTAACCTTTACCGCTTTCAGGGTCTTAGTATATCCGCCGCCGCCAGCGGCTCGGCTTCCGCCACCACCGCCACCAACCAGGAACACGTCAATTCCATTCTCCGCACCGTTAAGGTTGGTGAACGTCAGCGTTCCGGAGGTCAGGAACCGGATTTTCCAGTTTCCCTGGGATACGGTGATAGGTTGGTCATCGTCACTGACGATTTCATAATCGCCGGTGTAGGTGAATTCTGGGATTGTATTGAAAGAAATCGTTGCCGAATAGTCTGCTTTAATCTCTACCGTCTTTGTTGCCGTGTCCGTTCCTTTGGTGATGGTGATTGTCCATGTGCCGGTTTCCAGCCCCTTGAACACCACAGTGCCGGTCGTGGCTACCTTGTACGGCTTGGATTTGCCGTCCTTGCTGACGGTCACTGTAGCTCCAATAGGGGCGGTAATGGTCAGGGTGGCGAAAGAACGTCCACTTTTTCCGCCAAAGCCGTATAAAGGAATCATGTCACCCATTACCGCACCTCCACAGTTGCGTAAATGTCTACTGCCGGTTTTTCTTCCAGGCAGGTAAACGTGAGCGTTTGTCCGTCACGCTCTGCGAAACTGACACAAGCACAGGCTTCTAGCATGGCAAGCCGCTGCTCGTTGGTTCCGGTGGGCTTTGCTGTTACAATGTGTTTGCGCTTATCAGCCAAGCCAAAGACCGTCACAGACTGCGTATAGGGTGCAATCTCGCCCCACCCGTTTTTGGATAGTGTGATGTTCGTTACGTTCCCAACGCTGAAAAGTTGTTCCACCGTTATCTCTGTGCCTTTAACCCGCACCCGATAAAGGGGAAGGTCTCTTGCCAAAGCGGTGTTATCACTGACTTCTGCGTTGATATCATCCTCCGTATACATCGGGTCTTTTGCACCGGCGGCGGTAATGGAAATTTCTCCGGTGAAATGCCTTGGCGTAACCGTGTCATACCCGTTGGCATCTCGGATCACCCGCAGGACGATCAAATCATTCCTGCATGTGCCCTCTGCCGCTGGCATAATGCTGAGCTTTTTCTCGGCACTCGATTTGATGAGATTTCCCTGCATAACGCACATCCCGCTTTTTACGGTAAATGCCATTCCGGGATTTCCGGCAGTCAGCGTATAGGCAAACGCATTCCCACCCGGAATCACGAAATCACCGCAGTCATAGGCGTTTTCCAGAACCGTGCCGATCATTGCTTTGTGCGCATTCAACGCAGTGCCGGTTGCCTTGGCATTTGCCGCCTTGTCCGCTTTTGTGAGTGTGGTATCCAGAATGCCTTTCAGCAGAGCGTCCACGTCTACCAGCTCGTCCACGGAAGGAACCAGAACCTCGTTGATGTACTGTTTGATGAGTTTTCCCGCCTCATCAAACTTCGCCTTGAACTGATCCGGTTCCAGGCCGTCATCCGCAAGCGGATAATCCCCAAGTTTGGAAATGATATTCAGGTCAGCACTCAGTTTCTCAATTGCCATAGGTTACGCCCCCTCTCGGTTTAATGCCCGCTGGACAGAGCCGTTTCCGCTTCCGCCGTGCACCGGAATGTCCTCGGAGGTGGTTTCCGTGCTCATCCCTGTGCCCGCACTCTCTACAGGCATCGGGTTTGCCCGTGCCGCCCGGAAGTCGTTCAGCAGCTCTTGTTTCTTGGAAATGTACCCGTTGGGAAGCCGCTCCACATACTGCTCAGGGCTAATCAGCCCGTTCATAAGCAGGTTGTCAAGGGTCTGCATGGATGCCATTTCCGACCAATAGGAAGATGCTCCCACCTCTTGCTCGATGGAAATCTGCATTTCCCGCAGAGTAGAGAAGTCAAACGGAACCGTGAAATTCTGCTTCGGAAGTTCCATGCCGAGAGGCTGTTCTCCGACATCGTCCATGTCCATTGCCGATTCTACCATGCGGGTTCCGTACTTTACCGTCATGATATCGATCCAGATACGACCGGCATCCTCCAGGCACTTGTAGTCGTTCTGCTTTGTAAGCTCCATGGGCGTATTGGCTGCCCGCTGCAAGGCGATAATGGCAGAGGTGTTATCCGGTCTGGAATCACCCATAGCAACGTCAGACGCACCCAGGAGGGAGTGGGTCTTGTCAAAGGACAGCTCGATAAACTGGGCGATCTGAGGGCTGATTGTTGCGCCGTCAATGATTTTGGCAACGTTGTCAACGTTGCCGTTTACGCCGACGGAGGTTCCCACTCTGCCGTCCCAGTTCTTGATCCGGTTCCGGTCATAGACGATTTTCGGGAAGGCAGTAGTCAGAAGAGAAATGCCCACCAGTGCGAACATTTTATTGATGAACTTCTGGTTTGCCAGCAGTCCTGTGACCATGGCCTGCCCGTGGTAGCAGTCTCGGATATAGTCCCAGTTCAGCCACACCAGTGGATACAGGGTGTACTCCGTGTCGTAGGCATCCCGGATAATGCCCTTTTCCGTGGATTCAATGCACCAGATTGTGCCGGTATCCCGATTTCGGAAATAGTAGGTCAGCACCGTGACCTTATCGTCCGTGTAGCTGTCATACTGATTCTGGAATTTCTCGGAATCTGCCTGAATCTCGTCCGGGTCTGCGATTTTGCAAAGACCCTGCTCGTGGTTTGTCTCCACCTTGTAACGCACATCGTCTACCAGTTCCCGCCGGGAAATGATGATGTATGGCTGCCGCTGGACATCCCGGCAGTTCGGATTTCCAAAGTGCACCCGCAGATTGTCCACGATCTCAGCGACGATTTCGCCCTTTACGTCCTGGCCGTTCTCAATGGTCGGGTCAAAGTAGAAGTGCATACATCCGTCACCCGTCACCGCCGCATTTCGCAGGAACTCACGGTTCAGAGCCACAATGCGGTTTCGCTTGATGATCGATGTAAACTGATTGCTCACAATCTCGCATACCCGCTCCAAGTCCTTCATGGTTGCCCTGGATGTGGAGGGCATAGGAAGTGCCCGCAGGGTCAGGTTATCAGAGGTGATTGTGGAGACCTGGAAATTGATAACCCGCTTGAACATATTGTAAGTGGGGGTAGGCAGACCGTTTGCCTCTACGCCTTCCCACTGATTGCCGATGTAAAAATCTTCGTTGACCTTCACCTGGTCGTAAAGGCCGATCTGGTTGTTGAATCCGTAGCATTTTTCAAAACGCTTTTGGATTTCCTCGTTGGTTGGGATTGCCTGTTTTCTTGCCATTACTCAGTCCTGCCCCCTTCTCTCGCCCGCTTTAGCTGGGCAACGGGGTCATAGTCAAAGATATTTGCAAGGCCGCTTGCAAAATCGTTCACACGGGAGGCCGCTTTCTGGGCTTCCTGATAGTCAAGCTGCAAATCGGTGCAGACCCTTTGCAGCTCCTCCATTCGCTTTGCCAGCGCAAGCACACAGTCCGCCGTGCTGGCAGTGTCCTTTTTTACAGTATCCATTTCTAAGCGAAAATCATGTGTTCCATTTACCAGCCTGGTATCAATGTCTGTCAGGAAGGTTTTCAGTTTAGAAACGGATTCCGTCACAGAATCGAATTGGCAGTGCACAGAATCCAGGTTGGATTCCAGCAGAGAGCACATAGCGGCAAACCGCTGGTCAATGCGCTTTTTCTGATGCAGGAACAGGAAGAAATCTACGACAGCGGTCAAAAGCGCAAACCCGCCGAGAATGAAAAGAGCAATAATCATTTGTACCTCCGTATCCGTTGCCGGGAGGGGAACCCCCCTCCCGGGTGTTGGTTTATCAGCCGGTGTAGTCCACAGAAGCCACGTCAGACCAGAACAGGCCGTCCTTCTCTGCGTAGGCTCTCAGCTCGTCGCCGGGGTTCAGGGTCAGCTTCGCACTGTACAGCTTTTTGTCCACGGAATACCGGGGGTCAGAGCCGTCCAGGGTGTAGTAGATGCTGAGGGTTCCGGTCGTTGCGCAGGTAATGGTCGCTTCATTCGTGGACATAGCGATCTGGGGAGTGGCAACAACCGTGCCGGGCAGACAGCCGCAGGCTACGCCGACGGCCTTGTGACCCAGGACAAAGGCATCGTACATCAGCCGGAACTCGATCAGATCACCGGACAGGCCGGGAGGATCAATGTGCACCTTGAAATCGTTGATCTTCATGGGGCTGATGCAGCTGCCCTTGTGGATCATCATAAAGGGCACGTTTGCGGGCATCTTGCCGCTGGTGATAAACTTGGTCGGCATACCGTCAAGCTCACCCATCGTGCCCTTGGGAAGGGTCTTGCTGCCCAGGTCGTTCAGCTTCACCCACTCGTCGGAAAGCTTCAGCGTGGTAGCGTACTTTCGCGCCACACGAAGCTGAATGCCGTTCTCAGGGCAGCCAGCGTCTACCATCTTGGACTTCAAATCCATGATCTGCTGGAGAATGGTGCTCTTGTTGGGAGCAGCGGACAGTGCCTCGTGAATACCGGCCTGCTTCGCCCACTTGTCCAGCCGGTACTTGTCCACGGTGGGGACAATCCGCTCCTGACGCTCGGCCTTCATGACCCGGCCTGCCTGGGGCTGGTTGAAGTTCTCCTTCTGGTTGCCCTTGTCGATGGACAGAGACAGGGACTTATCCTGACCCATGGTGTAGGTGATCTCATGGTCGCCGACTTCGGTAGTCTTGCCGTACCGGCTGCCGGTTCCCACTTCCTTTGCCCGGTTGTAATCCTGGAGGGGTTCAGACTTGACCGTCTTCACATGAACGGTCTTCACGCCGGAGAACTCCATATCCAGGTCATGGGTAAACAGGTCGTTGGTCTCGGATTCAATGTTGAACTTCTCAACAAAATCCTTTTTTACACTTTCGGGAAAATGAATCGTGTTTGCCATAAAAACTCCTTTCTAGCAAAAAAAGAGCCGGAACAAACCCTTTCGGTTCGCTCTGGCTCTTAGCTCTGGCAAATTATTTGTTTTTAGTCGAAAGCCGCCAAGAAGTCATCAAACTGCCCCTTGCTGCTCTTGCCGCCGGAATCCTGCTGACTGCCGGGAGAACTGCGGCGGTTCTTGGCGTTCTTCTGCTCTGCGGCGAGTTTGCGCTCCAGTTCGGCAATCTTTTCCGCCTGCTGGCTGCGCTCCATCTTTCGGTAGGCCGCACTTAACGGCATACCTCCCTGAACATCCGGAAGCAGCTTATCAACCAGTTCATCGGTCAGCTCCACGTCCGGATACTCCTTACGGAACTCCTCCACTTCCCGCTGCGCCCGGTTCTGGTCTTCGGATTCCTGCTTCTGCTCCTCGGCCTGCTTGGCCTTGGTAGCGGCAAGTTCTTTTTCCAGACTGGCGTTTTTCAACTCTGCCCTGGCTGCGTCCTCAGAGCCGCCCTGGCTCTTCCGGAAGTTCACATACAGGTTTTCGGTCAGCTGGCTCAAGTCGCCGCCGTCTTTTCCGGCGATCATCTGAAGCACGTCCAAAATAGCCTGCTGCTTGTCCAGCTTCCCTTGCAGGTCGGAAATGGTGTTCTCCCGCTCTTCCACCTGTCCCTTTACCCGGTCATAGTCCGCCCCTTTCTGAGCAAGGGCGGTCATTTCCTCCAGGGAAACATTTCGTTCCTCCTTGTTGACCTTGAGGGTGTAGGTCTTGGCGGGTTCGCTGTCGGGCTTCTGGCTGCCCTCTGTTCTGTCTTTGTCGTTGCCTTTGTCTTCACCTTCCGGATTCGGTTCCTCCCCGCTGGCCTGGCTGGGTTCGCCGCCGTCGGCATTGTCACTGGCAACCTCCGCTTCTTCGCCGACTTCCGCTTTCTCTTCGGTTTCGGTCTGGTTGCCGTCATCGGAGGAAGCTTCCATAAAAGCGTCAAAGTTCATTTCTTCGTTCTCCATTGGTTGTACTCCTTTCGTTTCGGCTCTGGTAGGCCGTATATCTCAGCTCTGGTAGGCTGTAGATTATGTGTTAGCCCAGCATGTAGCTGCTGGAAACCCCGGTTCCGCACATGTAGCTGTAGTAGTCTACCGTGCTGTCGTCTTCCTCCTCGTCCGTCTCCGGTTCCTCATTCCCGGCGGGGAGGGTGAAGGTCTGGGCAAAGTACCGCAGAGCATCGGGGCCATGAGTGATTTCGTGTGGCTGCTTGGCTACGTCGTTCGGGTCTGTCTTGTCGTGCTGCAAGCATTTCAGGCTGTCGATCAGCGCACCGCAGGTGTCGAAGATGATAAGTCCCGGCTTACCGTCCTCCCGGATTTTCAACATTTCCTTCAAGGCATACCAGCCTTGCTTCCGGTTATTGTCCGCCCGGTACAGAGCAAGGCCGCATTCCATGAAGGTGTTTGCCTGGGATTTGCCGTTTTCCCGGTTTCTCGCCCACAAATCCGGGGGCGCAATGGTGTAGTTTATCAGTTCATCGTGCCTGGTCAGCTCAAGCTGCATCCTGGCTGCCTCCGATACGATCTGGTCGGACATCTTGTACTGCCGGTAGACGTAGCACCGCCCGTTGGGGTCTTCCGCTACCCAGATGCAGAAATGGCAGTCCAGGCCGTAGTCCATGGAGCGGTATTTGTTCCACTTCTCCGGAATCGGGAAGGGCTTGCAGGTGTGAATGCCGTCCGTGAATTCCTCGAAGTACACGCCGCTCAGAGCGTTCCAGTCACCGAATCGGTGCGCACGCCGCACGTCCTCAGGGAGCAGGTCCAGCTGCTCCACATAGTCCTTATTGATGTTCTTGTTGTCATCCACCGTAGCGGGGATAAAAACGTAATCATCCGGGTTCTCGGTTCCCCGGAAATCCCGGTCGATGAAAAGTCTTTTGACCCAGAAGTGGCCGACACCGCCAGGGTTGCAGGAAAGATAGATTCTCTTCGGAAACTCGTTGTCACCACGGACAATTGCCGCCAGACCTCGGAATTCGCTTTCTAGGAACTGTGTTGCCTCGTCAATGAAAAGCACGTCCCAGTTATTTCCCTGAAATTTTCCTTCGACTGCCGCTCCGTAGTCCGGCATGTTGGAAAACTTGATTTTGCTTCCGTTTATCAGCGTCAGAAGGTGATCCGATTTGTTGTAAGAATACACCGATTCCGGGAGTAGCTTCAAAGCAGGCTGGATAATGGGGTTCTCCAGCTGGTCATACTCACGCCGGACAACGAGAATCTGGATTCCGGCGTAATTGAACGCAAGCAGCAGGAATTTTCGGATAATAGCCCAGGACTTGCCGCCGCCTCGTGCGCCGCCATAGCAAGTGTACTTGCATGTGGAAAGGAAAAACTTCCACTGTGGTTCCGAGTTCGGAGCACCCAAGTCAACGATTATGCTGTTCTTTTCATCGTATTGTGCCCCTGCCGTCTTCCCCACCTCCTTGCAGACAAACAAAAAAAGAGCCAAAGCAAATGTCTTTTTCAGACATCGCCCTGGCTCTAAGCTCTGGCTTTATAACTTATCAGAAACGCTTCCCGACACCTGTTGCAATACAGGGGGAAGTCTTTCAGCACCGTGGTGGGTGCTACCTTTGTGTTGGTCTTCTTTCCGCACTTCGGGCAGATCAGAAAACCGTTTTTATTGACTTCCATATTCCCCTCCCGCGTTCAGAATTGGCGGAGCAGGCAGGACTTGAACCTACACACCGGAATCCACCGGTGAACGGATTAGCAATCCGCCGCAGTACCTGTTATGCTTACTGCTCCGTATGGGGCGGCGATCCAGAGGGGACTTTAACCCTGACCCTTGACCGATTTGGTGAAGCCTCGCTGTTCCAGCAGACCGCCGCCGTGTTGAGAGAAAGGAAACGCACCTTTGGCTGCATGATACAGCCTGGCACCGATGGCTGGGGTCGAACCAGCACCCGCCGGGTTCAAAGCCCGGTGCACCGCCTGTTGTGCTACATCGGCATATTTTCTTCTGTGCGGGATTTCAAATTCTCTTTTTTGATTTTTTCAGGAGCCGGTTTCTATGCACCCCCACCCCTTTTTCCGATACCCCCATGCGCTTCTTTTTTTGTTGCCACTTATATAGTATTATTATAATATATATAATATAATAC